CTCTAATGGCTCCTCCAGGGACATCTACATCCCTGAATTCACCAGGCATGATGGGGGAATCATCACCCTTAATTCTCAGACCTCGTGATTTCAAACCACCAGGCAGATTGGATAGAGTACCTGCATCGACTAACTGACGTAACAAGGAAGTCGCTGATTTAGCCAATCCACCAATAACGTGGATTAAACCAAAACCATAAAAACCAACACCAGGAAGGTATTGGTAATGTACAAAGTGCTGACGAGGCATCGTATCTTCATCGTCTTCGTACCAATTTCGATAGATGGAAAGGATCGTTTTAGAAGATAAATCCAAAGTCACGATGTACGGCAGAGCCACTCCTGTGTCCTCACCCTCTTCATCTTTTTCTTCGTATCCAGGCAAATCCAAATTGACCTGCATTTCCAGTAAAGTGTATCTCGAATCGGCATCATAATTATCGTTATCGCCAGTCAACTCATTGTATTTCTTAACAATTTCATCTATTTCTGGAGAGGGAGAAGGCAATTCAACATCCCTATAAAAACCTTTAACTTGCATTTTTCGGAGATCGTTCTCAGTTTTCTTCATGACATGCGTAGACCTTTCACAAGTAATCAGGTCACTGGTGCCATAACTGACAATAAAATCCTCGGCAGGAACAAACATGGAACAGGGTCTGCCCATGTTGACATCATAATAAACTTTACGGAAAGCCGAACCTGCCAGTGGCAATGACCACAATAGCTTTTCCGTTTCATTGCGATACTCCACCATTTTATTGGTGAGTAGGTAATTCATGTAATTCTGTACCCGATGAGCCTGTTTGGTTTTCTCATCGGTCAATTCCCCGATGATTTCGGTCTTTACAGGACCTGCTGCGGGAAATATCTCAGAAATGGCTTGGGCTTGGAAACGTACTACCGCTTCCGTTAACATGGGGTGAAACACACCACAGGCTCCGACCCAAGGCTCGGTTCGCTCATCGATCTTTAAACCGAGTTGATCTAAACCTTTCATGTAAGTATCTTCCCAATCACCCCGTGATTCTTTATCGCCTTGATAAAGAGGTATCAATTCACCAGACAATTCTTCAAGTACATCATCGGGCAACAATTCCGCTAGGTTGGCATTGAAGCCGAGCATATCGCCTTCTTGGGCAGTGGGATCAAAATCGACTACAACTCCCCCTTCCTCAGTCATAGTGACTTCAATTTCGGGATTCGCTTCGACTGTATCGATCTCTACATCAATAACAGTACTAGTATTATCTAGTCCATTAGCCGATCCAGGACCTATTGATTTTTCTATTGCCATAAATTATTTCTTTGTTTTATCCACACGCCTCACAGGTACTTTTACTGTAGTCCAAGCTTCGTCAACATCAGGAGTGGATTTATCATCTCCCTTGTAACGCCCTTTAACAGTACGAGCACGAACTCGCTTAGTCGTTGTTTTAGGTTCAGCCTTTTTCACGGCTGAAACTTTTCTTTTTGTCTTAGTTACTTTTGGTTTTTCATAACTTGAAAAAGCCCATGAAATACCAGTTCTAATATTTTCTTTTACTTTATTCCAAATAGACATATCCTACTCCTATTAACTTTTTTAACCTTTAGACTTACGAGCTTTACGTTCTGCTTTTCTTCTTGCTCTATTCCGTTTCATGCGTGATCCTATTCTGGATGTGATTTTTCCACCTACATTAACTGGACCCTTAGTTGGTAAAGTTCCTCTAGCTGCTCTAACTCCTGTTCCAATAACATTAATAGCTCCTCCCAGAGGAGTTCGATTAATTGCATCACTGGCTATACCTTGGGGTAAGTTTCTAGCTGCTTGCTTTAATATAGGACCTACTTTCCCTCCTTGTGGACCTGTTCCTACTGGTGGGACATAGCCTCCGCCTTGAACATAAAGTGTTTTTTTTCTGCGGTTATCCATCACCGCACCACAGCCTCCATGATGCCGTCTTATCGGTCTCTTAGGTTTAGTATATTTACTAGCCATTAAATCTTACCCCCACCATATTTCCGCTTTACGGAATCATTATAGTTCTCATGGTTAGCCATTACAGCAGGTGTATAACCCCGCCTGTTCTGGGTACTTCCGCCCATTTTTCTACCAAATCTTTTGCCGTACTTTTCGGTTTCTGCTTTTAAAGCCATCTCTCCCTTCTTTGTTGCCTTAGGACTTCTTTGCTTTTTTTTCTTTTTCTTATCACGACCTTCTAAGGCTCGTTCAACCGCCTTGGTTATTAGCTTGGAAGTATTAGCCATAACTATTTCTGGGAAATAGGCTTCTTACGATCTTCTTTCTTGGTCTTACTATTCCATTGAAAGGGACCGAAATAAGGTTCTTTGGCTTTATACTTACCGCTTTTCTTAACTATTACCATGTTTTACTCCTAATAATATTCTGCTTTTCTAACATAAAAAGGTTCCTCTTCCTCATCGCTATGAAGGCTGATAAACCCACCTTGTCTGTATCTCAACAATGCTTGTGTGGCACTGTCCACCAAGTCATCATGGGCTCCGTTTGGAAATACAGCAAACTGTTCGACCACTTCTTCTGCCCATCGGGTCGGAGGTGCCCACACCATTCCTGAAGCAAACAGGTCTGAAACCGCATTCACCCTAGAAATCTTGTCGTTACCTCGACTGGGGGTGAATTCCGATACGGGTATCCCCATCTGCCTGAGTTCAAAGATCAAGGGTGATCCTGCTGCTTTAGCCTCCACAATAAATGCGTCAGGCTTAAATTCTTGATACAGTTCAAAAGCACGTTGTTTCAAGCTGGGAAACTCCAAACGCTCTTGATACGCATCCAATAAGATAATGTGACTCTTTTCGACTCCGTCTTCGGGATCAATCCAAGGAAAAACTCCCCACGTTGTACACGCTGAGTAATCAGCCCGTTCCGTCTTGAGGAAAGCCGTGTCCCAAGATTGAATAATAAATTCACATTCGGGTGGTTTCTTGTGTTCCCATTCTTTCCACCACTCCCGCTTTACCAATGCACCTTCTTCTGCTGAAGGGTCCTGTTGGTACTGAGCCGACCATTTCGAGATGGGCAGTTCAGCTTTTAATGATTCGAGTTCTTCAATACTCCAAAATTCTTCCCACAATGGGTTCCCTGAAGGTAAAATTGCAGGTAATTCAATGACTTCCCAATCTTCTGAACCATGTCTTTCGATGGAAGATTTAAGTATTTGTCCTGTTAGGTCTCGCTGGTGCCATCTTGTCATTACCAGAATGATTGCTCCTCCTGGTTGCAGCCTCTGCCGAGGTCCTGAGGTATACCATTCGTGAGTTCGGTCAAATACATGCGGATCAGCACTCGATCCCTCCTGCTCTGAGTGTGGATCGTCAATGATGAGCAAATCCGCACCTTTACCTGTGACCGCACCGCCTACCCCTATCGCAAAATACTCACCACCTTGGCTGGTATTCCACCTTCCCGCAGCTTTGGAGTCGGCTTGCAGGGCAGTATCGGGGAATAAAAGCTGATAATCCTCAGAATTGACCAAATTACGCACTTTTCTACCGAAACCTACCGCTAATTCTGCGGTGTGAGCCGTTTGTATCACCTTTTTATCAGGAAATTGACCCAAAAACCATGCGGGTAGCATGTGACTGGCGAATTCAGACTTCGTATGTCGAGGCGGCATGTTGATAATGAGCCTTTTCAGCTCTCCCCGTGCTACTTTCTCGAAAGCTTCCGCCATGATGCTGTGATGATGACCCTCAATGAAGGCTGACCACATCTCTTTGACGAAAGGCAAGAAGGCTGACTTAACCCGTGAACGGGTCTTGGCAGCATCCAGTTGTTTTAGTAAATCCAGCAACTCCTGACGCTTGTAGTCGGGAAGAGTACCTAGCTTATTCTGTAACTTAGTTAAATCCATAAGTACTTTTTACCTTAGTATATACTAGTTAGATACTTACTCACTTACTACCTCTTCTTCCTAGTAGATATGATTGGTATATACTAACTAGAGTCATAACTTCCTCTGGACTATAGCATACTGAGGGGTATTGACAGGTTCTGTCAAGTACTTTTTTGTGAAAATTTGAAAAAAATTAGAGGGGTCTAACAGTGCGAGGCTTTCCTGAAACCATAGTCAGATAGTTTTTAGCGACTAGACTATGGATAATTTCATGTATGTAACCCTTTGATTTTAAACGTAATTCTTTGGCTATCCATCGCATGGAAGGAGCACAGGTTTTAGCCGACCAATGCTGGCAAACTAGGTTATAGACTTGGCTTTCTCTATGCGATAAGGCTTGCATAAGTAGATAGTATCATGAAATTACAGAATTATATGAGCAAAATCCTATGTATATAGTAGTCAGTCTTCGACTGACTTGGGGGGGGAGGGGTCCCATTCGGGACCACTCCAATATGGCTCCAAGCTGTCGACACCCTGCGACAAATAGTGTCGGACTGTCTGGCTCTTAGGTTAGTGTTCACTAACTAAATGTAAGTGAGTACTTACTTACATATTGGTTAGTGAGTCCTCACTATTTGACTGCTTAATTCCTGCAATGCCTAGCCAGATTCTTCATCGAGTTCCAGTAATTCTGCGATCCGAGTGGTGAGTTCTTCCTGCAGTTCTTCAGTGGTCCTGTCAGTGGTAATACTTACTTGGTCAGTGAACAAGCCAACATGCTTACCTAACATCTCAAGGCTCCTGACTCTGGCTGAGTCTGATGCATCGGTATCGTCAGCCATCTGGTCTAGCCTTTCTATGACACTGTGTCTTAGAGAGTGGTAAGAAGATTGTACAGACACCTCCCTCACCTCCATTCCACGTCTAAGCCTAGGGGTGATCTTGGGGTTGCTACTCAAGCGATGTGCTTCTCGGTTGATACTTGCAGGACTCATCTTCTCTGCATCGTAAGCCTTCCGATAAGCGGTACTCAAATCATCACCTGCTAACACCTGCCGAACAAAGGCTTCCTGCTTCGGAGTTAACCTGTCCTCCTTGTCTCTGATACCTACAACATTATCGTGGCTTACAGGCTCTCTATCGACCTCCTGGGGGATGTCCTCTATAAGAGTGTCCTTGGCTTGTTCTCTGGGTGGTTCTTCAGCGTTGCCATCCTGATCCAGTTCACCTGATCCCTCGGCTTCCTTCTGTTGGTTCTCCCAGACAGTATCCTTTCTCCAATCCTTCTTGGGTTCTTTGGTCTCTGGTTCCTGCTCCTGATCCGAGTCCTTTTCTTTCTCCTGCTTCTCCATCTCGATCATGTAATCAAGCTTCTTCTGCTTCAGAGATTTCTCTTTCTTTTCCTTCTCTTCTTTGTCGCTCATGTTTCCTCCTTCCTGAACTAAAATTATTTCTGGAAATATTATTTAATTATCCTCCCTGTTTTCACCTCGGTGAAGGCTTACTCACTGCTATCAATCTAGTGTCAAAAAGATAGCCTTTACTCCTTATATATAATAAAATCATTTTTGATTGATTGGATTAACTACCAAAGGAGGTAAAGATGAAACCGAATCAAATCATAAATAAGCTACTTGGTTGCTTCAAAACCAATATTGATCCGTTAACTGTGGACAGGGGTATCACTGTGATCCCTTGGCTCAAGGGCGGTGTTGGAGTCGGTAAGACTGCTGTTGTCAGAGAGTCAGCTAAACTTATAGCTGACGATCAAGGTCTAGAATTTGTAGACCTTCATCAACAGAAGGCTTTCGGCTTTGGGTGGAGAGACCTGACTGATGAACAGTTTGGCTTTCTTTCTTTTAATGTCTCTAACTACGATGTCTTGGACATCGGTGGCTATCCCTTAGTGGATAAGGATGAGCAAGTTCTCAGAAGAGTTCTGCTCGATGTGCTACCTCGATCTGGAAAGGGTATCTTGTTCCTAGATGAGTTGGCTCAATGTCCTCCATCGGTTCAGAAGATTATTCAAAGACTACTCGATGAAGGAGTGATCGGTGAGTTCACACTTGCAGGTCACAACCGAGTCGATCCTGAGAAGAAGTTAGGTCACTGGACTGTTGTCATAGCAAGCAACAGAAAACAGGATGGAGCAGTAGTCAATGCGATTCCTACTTCTACCCTGACTAGGGTTCATAACTTTGAGTTCGAGTCTGACGTTGGAGATTGGTTGGAGTATGCCGAGAAGAAGAAATTCGATTCAAGAATTGTTCACTTCATCAGAGCATTCCCTGACCTGCTTAACACCTTCGATCCTAAGGACAGGGATGCTCCTAACTATGCAACACCAAGAACAGTAGAGATACTGGACACTGAATTGCAAACAGGCTTCTTTGATGGGATCAAGGACACTGGTGAATGGCTTCAGTCTCTTAGTGGATTAGTCGGTAGACTCTTCGCTCAAGAGTTCACTTTGTTCCTGCAAACCTTCGAGGATTTAGCAGGGATTAATGTGAAGGAAGTTCTTTCCAATCCTGAGGTCGCTCAGTTGCCAACCTTCGAGAATGAGTTTCAACATGGTGTGGCTTTCGCCATCACCTCGGCTCTGGTCAATGCGACCAAGTCCAAGACTCACTTCGAGAATGCGGTGACTTATCTCAAGCGATTCAGTGCTGAAGAAGATTCGGAAGTCAGAGAAGGCTCTCCAGAATTCCTCGGCTTTTACATCACCTTGTCGGTACAGAAGAATGCAAAGTTGAAAGAGACTAAAGCCTTCAACAAGTATCAGGCTCAATACAACGAGGTACTGTAATGACTGAAGTAATAAAAAGAATACTCACTGAAGCTGACATAGCTAAAACTAATTTAGCTTCTAAGGGTGTGCTAGTTCGCTTGGCAATTACCAAGTGGTCAGGGGTCAAGACTTCTAAGCAAGTCGCAGAAAAAATAGCGGAGGATAATGGTATCCCTATTGATCGAGTGCGAGGAGTCTTAGAAGTTCTTGGCAGAGATAGAGTGAGAAGAACAAGGAACCCTGCTAACCATGCAAGGACATACTTGAATGATCACACTTCACCTTTCGATGACATCGGATGGAGATTCCTTCCGAGTCATTTGATTGAAGGAGTTAAGTTGGGTCTTGAAGGATTCAAGAAACAATTTGAGGATGGAGTTAAAGACATCTTGAAAGACTACGATGAGATCAGAAAGGAAGCTGAAGAAGAGTTGGGTGATCTTTGGGATGAGTCTTACTTCCCTGACAAGGATGAGGTTAGAGATTTATTCAAGTGGGATGGAGACCCTTGGTTAATTACTTCCATCGAGGATGCGGATGCCATCGGTTCCCTGAGAAACTCATTGAAGAATTATGGTGATCTCAGTGATCAAGTTCTTGAAGAGATTGAACAGGGAATTCTCAAGAAACATGAGAAGGCAATGAAGTTGATCGACAAAGATACTCAGAAGAAGTTGGCTAGTCAGCTAGACAATTTCATCGAGAGGGTCGAGTCGTTCAGTCCTGATTCAGATGATGGTCGCAAGGGTAATACCTTGAGACAAAACACCTTGGATAATTTGATCAAAGAAGGTCAAGCCATTAAGAGAAATCTGACAGGCAATCCTGACAATGATGAGATCGCTGAAGCAGTCGCTGATCTAGTCAAGTTGGTCGGTGACTTTGACTCCTTCAAGGGTGACACTGGTGAAGCCAAACAGACTCGTAAAAAAGTCGTGGCTAAAGCCAAGGAAACCAAGAAGAAAATTACCAAGGTTCAAGGCTCAGTGCTTGGAGATTTATTAGGAGGTAGCGATGAGTAATATCGGTCAACAAACTTCTGCTAGTCGTGGTGGATCATTCAATCCCTTGGGTGATCCTATCCATGCCAAAGTTCAGAAGGCTTTTAATAGGCTCACTAAGGCTAAGTGGTACGACAGTGAGGGTAAGACAAGGCTAGGGGTAGGATTTGCTTCTATGCTCTCTAGATTGCCCTTCGTTGAGGACAATAACCAATCGACCATGTGTACCGATGGGTCTTGCATCAAGTTCAATAGAAAATTCGTGGATGAATGTTCTTTGGATCAGGTGATCTTTGTCTTAGTGCATGAGTCGGATCATGTTGCTTACTGCCATCACTTGAGACTCGGCAAGAGAGATCATAAGTTGGCTAACATCGCAATGGATTTTGCGATCAACATTCACCTAGTGGATTGTGGCTTCGTTGCTCCTGATGGAGTTCTCCTCGATGAGAAATTCAGAGGGTGGACTTGGGAAAAAATCTATTCGTTTCTTTACAAGGAATGGGAAGAAGAATTAGAAGATCAGCCTGAGGGTGAAGAAGAAGGTGAAGGTGAAGGTGAGTCTGAAGAAGAAGGCGGTGAAGGTGATGGAGAATCTGAAGAAGAGGATGGTCAAGGGAGTGGCGATGAAGATTCTGAAGATGGAGAAGGATCAGGCGAGGGAGATGAAGATTCTGAGGAAGAAGGATCAGGTGAAGGCGATGAAGAAGGTGACGATGGATCAGGCGATGAAGATTCTGATGAGGATGGTCAAGGGAATGGCGAGGGCGATGAAGAGTCTGATGGTGAAGGAGAGGGTCAAGGGAATGGTCAAGGTCAGGGTCAGGGTCAAGGGAGTGGCGATGGTGATCCTGTACAGGGTGAAGTGGGATGGGAAGATATCGATCCTACTAATCTGCCTGACTCGGTTGGCGGTGTTGAAGAAGCTACTGATGAGGATGGCAAGAAGGCTTCCGATTGGGATGATTCTAAAATCCAAGAAGAAGCAGGTAAGGTCGGTACTGCAGTCAGCCAAGCTAGATCAATTGAGAAATTATCAGGTCGAGGTCTTGGTAGTGGAGAAGATTATCAATCCTCTACTGATGGCTTGATGGAGGGCAATGAGATACCAGTTACTTGGATAGAACAGGTCGCTCAGTTTCTTGAAGTCAGCAAGGCTCAAGACTATGACTTCGCTAGACCCAATAGAAGGTTTGTCGGCAACGATGAATACTTCCCTAGCATGGAGAATCCTGAGGGCGGTCACTTAGCACTGGCGATTGATACCAGTGGCAGTGTCAGCTTTGGTGAGATGGAATCCTTTGTCGGATCGATCAATGCCTTAGTGGAACGATTCAGCTTTGAGAAGGTCACCATCATCTACTGCCATCATCTAATCACTGCGGTGAGGACATTCGAGGATGGAGATGAAGTGGAAGTCGAAAGACAGCCATCAGGTGGAACCTACTTCTATCCTCCCTTCGAGTTAATCGAAAGAGGTGGCTCTGATAAGTTCGGTGACATCGAGAGACCTACAGTTGCCATCTACTTCACTGATGGAGAAGCAGATGTTAGACATCCTGATCCTGAGAAGTCTTATGTCGGCTGTGATGAGAATGGTGATCTCTTGGAACCTGACTATCCAGTGTTGTGGGCAACGACCCATGTTGATCCTATGAATCCTGAGGGATGGGAAGATTACCTCACTCCAGTTCCTTGGGGTCAAACAGTTTGGGTAGACCTACATGAATAGGTCTATCCAAAACAGGGGAAAGGGTCATATTGGGGGGGTATACCAGTATGGCTCGATCTCTGTTTCGTTCTTAGAATCGATTTATGGAGGGGGATTTAGAGGATTCCCCCCCCAAAATCATGATAGTACTAAAAAGAAAAAAAGAACGTGGGATGGAATTTTCTCGAAAGCTTTCGGTTGCGTAAGTTTTGGAGAGAGATTTATCTCTCTAGGTGGTGGAAGGAAAACGAGCATCCTAGGAAATAAAATTATTTCTAGAAATAATATTTATATCCCCCTAGGAAACCTTCGTTCATCTTCCGCCTTTGTTAACTTTCCTAAATTTGTAAGGAGCAAAAAGAAATGGAAATACTACAAAAAATAAGAGGTGTGATCAGTAGACTTGATCATGCACTGGCTCATGCAGATGAAGCTAGACCTCCTGTAACTTCTCTCTTCTATGAAGAAAGAATTGCAGAAGCGATAGCTAGTTTGCGTGGTGTGTTAAACGACCCTGAGTATAGTGAGTTCGATCCTGATCAGGAGATTCTTGAGTGTGTTATCTGCAGTGGTCAGATAGAACATAAGAGAAGTCTTGACGGAGAAGTCTATTGGACAGAAGGAAACAATGCCGAACCTATTGGAGATGGTAGATGTTGTGAGTCCTGCAATCTAAGTGTGGTCATACCTGCTCGTCTTGAGCATATAGAAGGAGGTGTTCAGTGAAAACAATAGACGAACTGATTTTTAACAATCACGAAAACTATAAAGAGTATCTTACTTTAAAATCTAAAATGACAAAATTGCGATTGGATAAATTGAAGTCACAAATTAGTAGGGAAAAGAAAAGACTCAAACTGATTATCGAGAAACGTGAAAATCAGATTGACGAACTTAAACTTTTCAAAACTGGATGCGAACAAGATATTAAGTTTGTTTCTACTGAGTATAGCTACAGAAGAAGAATAAATAGTCTGCTGAAAAAGCATAGCTATTTATCTGTGGCTTGGGATGGTGACGATGATGTCTATACCACTTGGGTTTATTCTAATGACTTTGAAGATAGTGAAGACCCTAATGATCCTTGGGGTGATCACCATTACTGCGATAGTTATGAGGAAGCTTACGATAGATGCTTGGATTATATTAAGTATCATAATAAGGCTTCAGTGAGTGGAGGTGTGCAATGAAATTTTTAGTTGCATATATAGTGTCATTCATGAGTGCTAGTTTTCTAGTCTTTTGGATTGCCACTACTTCTTTAGAGTATGGGTATGTCACCTTTGGTCATACTGCCTTTCTGATTCTCTTCTCTTTCCTGAGTGGATCATTCCTTTTCTTAGGAATGGATAAGTATCAGGAGGTGTCTGATGAATAGAGAAGCTAAAGCTATAGCCGATTGGGATGTGGATTATCGATTTAGGAATCTTCCTAAAAAATTATCTTTTCAGATAACTAAAGATATAGAGAATCCTGACATCACTATTGAGTGGTTAGAAAAATATCGAAAAGAACAAAAGGATTTTGTTGATGTTGGTCTATTTGATAGTGGAATCAGAGACTATATAGATATCTTAATTTATTGGAAAAAGGATGCTTTAGATGAGAAGGAGGTGTCAGATGAGTGATCCTTTAAAAACTATCGGCTTAGTTTCTGCCATGTTCGATATCATGACTCAGGATGATGAAGAAGCTAATGTTAAATACAGGGCAAGATTCTATAAGACTAATCCTCTTATCGATTTTCCTGATGATTGGGATGATCTCCCAATTGAGGAAAAGAAAAGAAGGTTAGATGCTTTAGATGAGATTGCCTTGGACAAGGAGGTGTCTGATGAGTGATTGTAGAGATAAACCTTGCATGAGTCATTACCCTGACTTTGATCATTACTGTGCATTGAAAGGTCAAGGATGTACCTATTATGTGGAGGAGGTGTCAGATGGCTGAAATAGAACCAGTGCTACTTCGATTAAAACCTGAGATCAAACGCAAACTGGAATTCATTACAGAACGAAACTCTGAAAGACTTAGAGTTAAAGTCTCAATGAATCGTCAGTTGGTGTTATTGATAGAAGATGAGTTTGATCGTCTAGTTAATACTGGAAACCAATAATCGTCTAGAAGATTAAGACCGATCCTCAGTGAGTCCATCTGTGACTTGATTGGGGATCGGTTTTCTACTACTACATTCCACACAATCACACGAATCTTATCTCCTCCTTTTTTGGAGAGGTAACGATCTACTCCCAAAAGCATTACAGATTTTCCCATACTAAAATTATTTCTAGAAATATTATTTTGTTGCCCACCAGAAATCACACCAGTTCGGAAAGATTCCCATACTGGATTGCTCGGAAAGATTCCTGCTCGATGAGCGAGTTCTAAAAACTTTTCACAGACATTGAATTGATGATCATCGATTTCATCCTGCAAATAAAGTGTGTCAAAAATTCTCTGATCCAATACCTTGGCTCGGAGCGATCTTCTATCCTCTAGAAGTTCCACCTTCATTCGATGTTGCTTCTTTAAAAGTGCTGATCCTAGATCAGTGAAGGCATAGTCAGTACTCTGAGAAGGCTTAGTTTCGGAGGTATACTGATAAGGCTGACCTTCGTTTCGGCTCTTAAACTCGCTTGTACGCTCTTGATTGGGAGACTTTCCTTTATTTTTCACAGATATACCCCTTTACCTAAAGAAATCATGATAGTAAGAAAGAAGCTAAAAGTCTAAGTCCACTTCCCCCACGTCCCAACTGAAACTGTTAACGTGAGATTTGTATCTGCCAGTTGGCACATCGAAATCTAGTTTGGTTGAACCCTGATCACCGAGGAAATTCCACCTCACCTTCCAACAAAAAACATCCACGCATCCTTCTTCATGATTACGAGAGACTGTAAAGCCTATGTCTGATTTCGAAAAGAAACTCATACTTCCTGAGACATCCATTCCTCCTGCTATAAATTTCTTAGATCGATCCGCAGGTTTCGCAGGATGAGAAACTACTATGACCAAAGTGTTACTTGCCTTCGCATACTGTTGAAGGATAGATAAACATCTTGATATGGCATCGGTATCCAATCTATCCCCTGATTCCAGTTGAATAAAATTCCAAGGATCAATCACTAGGATATCGGAACCATAAGATGCGACTGCCTTCTGTCCTCTTTCCACTATGCCCTTCACTGTAGCAGGTGATCCTGATAAATAATCTTGAAAGGTAAAGTGCCTTTGAATAAATTCTTTGGCTTGGATGGATTCCTCCTTGGACATTCTCGGCACTGCTCCCTCAAAGTAAGGCTTCCCTATATAAAGTTGGCTGAGTTGACACATATGCCAAGCAGGAGGTTTTTCAAAACTCATGTAGTTGGTTTTCCATCCGTGATGAACCGCCATGTTCATGCAAATTTGATCTACCAAACTAGACTTACCCTCTGATGGCAATCCAGTTGACAAAACCAACAACCCCTTCGCTAACTCAAAAGGAAGATCGAGACCAGTATCGAAACTGACCATCTTTCCTTTGTCGTATAAGTTGTCGTACTCTTCTTCATAATGGGAAGCATCGTACAAACCTGCCATTGGGATCGGCTTTGCATCCGAAATGATTTTCCTGACATGCTCTGCCGATGTATTTATAAGGCATTCATTGGCATCCTTGTATTCACCCCAATCCACAATCCAAAGTTTAGACCTGCCCAATCTTCTGCTTAGTTCTGTTTTAAGGTTTTCTCCTGCTGTGTCGTTATCAACAGCTAGTACAATCCTTTCTGTATTCTCAAGAAGTCTTTTTGCATGGTAGAGATATTTAAACTTTTTATCGTTTTCCTCATCTACTTCTTTAGCTACCTTGAGACAGGCTCCATTGGGAACGCTCAAGACATTATAGTGTTCGTCTAATTCACAAGAGACCAAAGCACAGACATCAAATTCCCCTTCCACTACAATGATCGGCTTTCCCTCAACCGCATTTTCTATATTCCAAAAGGTTTGTGCTGATCCATCCTGAGTAAAGTCCTTTCCATTTAGACTTCGCCACTTAATCGCATTGACTACATTGTCTAAAAGGTAGGGAAAACCTACACTTGCCAGAGGCGTATTAAAATTATTTCTAGAATAATATTTTGTTCCTGAAACGAGCCGTAACTTTTTCTGGAGTTTTTCAGGACTGAGTTTCCTATCCTCCAACAGCTTGAGGTGTTGTTCTGTAAAGGTTTCCTTCTCATATTCTGAGATGTCGATCTTGCCATTTGCTTTATCGGTGTTAGTTGTATTAGTGTTGGTACTTGTTGTTCCTGTTCTAGTGCTAGTTCTCATTCTTTCGCTCCAATTGCTTTTGTTAACCCTGCCTGATATATCACAATGCCAACAGTTATAAAGAACTGCTTCCCCTTCGATACTTAGTGACATTGTTTTTTCGTGTTTTTTCTTTCGTTGATGAGAACAATTTGGGCATCGGATTCTCACCTGACCTGACTTCCCCTCGGAAGCATGTTGGATTTGCTCCTTTAAGACTGTATTCATATTCACTCCTCTTACTATTACTTACTAACTATTACTTACTAGTAAGTATGAGTAGTAATTACTAGTATCTTCTATATACTAGTATGTACTACTAGTTAACTTCTAGTGGTAGTTTTCCATTCAATCAAGGAGAGACTTTAGGGTCTCTCCTTTTTCGTTAGGAGGAAAACTGTCAATAGTAGAAATTAAATCAGAGACTTCTTTCTTTCTTTTTCCAGTTGGCAACGTAGCCAATCTAATAAAAACAATAGCGAGGGTCTCTTCATCTATTTGGGCATTGGCACAGATCATTTTGAAATCCTCTGTACCCCACCAATCACTGACTAGAAATCTTTTCTTGTCATCGATGGAACAAAAATCCTTGAGAGAGTTTTTTACGATGGTTCGGCTGATCTCAACCCTTTGAATTTCTCTCTCCCCTACCCCTTGTTCCATTTTCTAATTAAACCTCAGATTGGAAGAAGAATCAACCACACATATATATTGATAACATTCATTATATTGACTACAATAGAAAACATGATGCTCACAATTAGAAGTTACCTGACATATTGTTGTGAATGTTTAATAAATTGAATGGTGAAAAATGAAAAATATAAGTATATCTAAAGGGCAGATTTGGACTAAGAAGTCTCCCACTGGAAAAAGAGGAGATCGAAACTACGAGGTGAAAGAAGTTTTTGCTGACGATGAAGTAGATACTCTTGTTGTGTTAAGAGACTTCGATAGTAATAACCCTAAAGCCAAAGAAGCACACGATATGTTGAATGATGAGTCTTGGGTCTACAGGTCAAGTGCCTGTGTTGTTGAAGAGGTTATAGTGAAAAAAACAATAGACTTTGGTGAGGATAATTACACTTCAACCAAACCTAAAAAGAAAAAGAAGAAAAAGGAAGTTGAGAAGGTCTTTATTCCTTTTCCTGTAAAAGAAGAAGCCACTGCTACTGGAGTTGATATTAAAAGAGAAGCAGAGAGACAATGTGCAGAAACTCAAAACAAAGGAAAGGAACCAACCCAAATAGCAAAAGCTTTAGCAAATGCAAGAGTAAAACCTGCCGAGAAAAAGGTTGCGCCAATCGTAGCTGATGAAGAAGAGGTGGTTCAAGAGATTAGAGATTGGGATACATTCACTCATTACAGATATGACAATTTTGATATCTTTGCGAACATTTTAAGAAAAACAGAAACAGTAAGTAATTACAATATAACAAAGGGAAAGTTTAAGAATGGATATTACCAACTTCTACATAGTCAAGCACTAGAAATGTGGAGGGGTGGAGAAATGAGTCTAAACCAAATAAGATTGAAACAACCAACCGAACAAAAAAATCAATACACTGGTGAAATAGAACTTAAACCTTGTGGGATGCATAACTTTGTAATAAGAATCTTGAAAGCTATTCATCGCTTCGGCACTCTTGAAGAGAAGAAAGCATTGTTCGAGGAATTTAATTAAGAAGAAAAATGAAAGCTTATGTAGGAACGGCAGGACGAAACGGAATAGAGAACAAAAAACCGAAATGGAAATTGAAAGTAAGGGACACCGCAACCAATGAGATAGTGGAAGAAGGTTCAATAGTAACTCTTAGTGGAGAAACGGCTATCGCTAAAGCTTTTGAATTAGCTAGAAAATGGAATAAAAAGGAGAAAAAATGACTAATGAATATAGAGTAAGTAAAGAGGAAGATGCAGAACTGCCTAAGGGTGGTAAAGGCTCTGTTCCCAGAGTTCCAATTCTTTTGCAAGACTTAAAGCCAAAAGATAAGTTAACAGTTCATATGCCAGAAGATCAGGCTCGAACTTATATCAATGCGATACGACAGAAAGTCTATCGGCATAAAAAGGAAAATCCGAATACTAATTATATGGTACATCTTATAGATGAAGGGATTGGTGTATGGAGAACGAAATGAGGCGAAGTAAATTTATTTCTAGAAATATTATTTATACAGTAGGGTAATCTACCCAGTCGCAGTCGACAAACATGAAACTAACTAACAAACATAATTTACCTGACACCATAGTCAGGGCGATTCAGAACGATGACTACTCCAAAGGGGATGCCTACCTTTCGGTAACTCAATTGATAAATGCTCCTCGAATCATCCAGTTAAGAAAGAAACACTGGAAAGATTTGGAGCAGGATGTTTCTGGTCAAATATGGATGTTGTTTGGTAAAG